CGGTCACGCGACAAAGTGAACAACATTTCCCACCACTAATTTTCAGCTACTATGTTACAGACATTCTTCACGGTCAAGCCCATAGCTTGGGTAGACCTACCACCCCTACCATTTGATAAGTATAGCGAGCGAAGAGTGGCAGAGGCTACTATCGGTAGCACACTGCTCTCTGTTCGTGCTGTAGTGTACGAGGTAGAGAGAGGCGAGACGCCCTACTTCTTCATGGCTCGCATCAACGGCATAGCTATGGGCGTAGAGTTCGCTACGCTTGACGAGGTTAAGCGCTATGTGTACGACCTCTTGCAGGCGTATATAGCCTCTCTTATCAGCCCAGCCGTCAAGGCGGACGAGGCGGACTACACCGACATAACCAACGACTAACCACAGATACAGACATGAGCCTTATTAAGCGATACTTCGAGCTGGAGACTCCCAGCTGTGTGAAGATGATGATTTACGGACAGAGCGGTATGGGTAAGACCACGCTCGCCCTGTCCGCCCCACGCCCCCTGCTTCTCGACTTTGACGGGGGCGTGAAGCGTGTGAATATAGCGCACGTCAAGGACGTAGGCACGGTGCAGGTCGGATCGTGGGCTGAGGTCAATGCGGTGCTACAAGAAGACCTTAGCGGGTTTGATAGCATCGTGGTAGACACAGCGGGTAAGATGATGGACTTCATCATCACCCACGTCTGCGGACTTCGCCAGCCCAAAATCAACGATTGGGGCGCAATTAATCTTGAGGTGCAGGGCTTCGTCAGACGACTCTCAGCGCTCAACAAGCACGTGATGATAGTTGCGCACCGAGACGTGCGAAAGGAGGGCGAGACGAACGTCTTTATCCCCGCTATCCGTGAGAAGACCTACAACGCCCTTGTGGCAGAGCTTGACCTGCTGGGGTACATGGAGACTAAGACCGAAAACGGCATAGTCAAGCGAAGCATCACCTTTGACCCCACACCTCGCAACGATGGTAAGAACACCTGCGGGCTACCCTCGGTGATGTTCATCCCCGAGATTATTGACCGATCCACGGGGCAGGTGACCGCTCCCAACAACTTCGTGCAAGCGCAAATCATCGACCCCTACAAGGCTATGATCGAGGTAAAGAGCCGAGAGGTAGCAAAGTACAAGCAGGTGATGGACGAGGTTAGAGAGGCAATTGACCTTGTCACGGACGAAGCGAGCGTTAACGACTTCGTGGATCGCATTGATAGCTTTGAGCATATCGGCTCAAGCAGAAATCAGGCAAAGCTCCTCATCAACGAGAAGGCAAAGAGCTTAGGGCTTGTGTACAACAAAGAGGCTAAGCGATATGAGCCAGCAGAAACAAAGTAGCTCAGTGGTGCGCTATCAGCTCTACCCCTCACTTATTGACGCTTACACGAACTACTCCCAGTCCGAGGTAATCTACAATAAGTATTGGGGTGGGGCTGAAAGCCCCGCACTCACGCTCGAAGAGTACGAGGCTCAGGCGTTCCAAGACCTCATCGACAAGATCAACCGAGTACCCAAAGACCTCATCAAGGCGGACGTCGGCACAGCGTTCAACGAGCTGGTAGACTGCCTCATCCTCGGGCGAAAGTCCGAGAAGGTGGCGGTAGAGAAGCTCTGCGACGAGTCGGGTAGCGTGGTCTCTCTCAAGGCGAGCTACAACGGGCGCACGTTCATCTACCCCCTGGACGCTGTGAGGCTCTTTGCGAACAACTACAAGGGGGCTATCCCTCAGATGTTCGTAGAGGGCGTGCTACCGACAAGGCGAGGGGCTGTAAGGCTCTACGGATACCTCGACGAGCTGATGCCCCTGAGCGTCCACGACATTAAGACGACAGGTTCGTACGAGGTGGGCAAGTTCAAGGGCAACGCCCAGCATCTTGTCTACCCCTACTGCCTCCGAGAAATGGGCTACACGGGCGTAGACCTATTCAGCTACGACGTAGCCGAGATAAGCACGAATATCACGAAGCAAAACCCCGAGCCTCCCGAGGTGGTAGTGAAGCTCAAAGCGACATACAGCGAAGAGTACCTATTCACTCCCGAGCGAGATATACCGCTCCTTGAGGATAAGGTAGTAGAGCTTATCGACTTCATCGAGGCTAACCGCCACCTCATCACCAACCCTAAAATCTTCGCAAGCGAATGATCTTCAACCTCAGCGAAGAGCTTGGGCGAAGGCAGTTCAAAGAGCGGTGCGACTTCCTACTACGGCAGGGCTTTCTTGTAGAGCTGACCGAGAAGCGAGGCAAGCGCACCCTCAAGCAGAACAGCTACCTGCACCTCCTACTCTCCTACTTCGCCCTTCAATATGGCGAGCGAATGGAGACTATCAAGCAAGAGGTGTTCAAACGCCACGTCAACCCCGACATCTTCCTCCAAGAGAAGGATGGTCGGGGTGTCGGGCGGTACTACGCCCTTCGCTCCAGCTCAGACCTCAACACAAAAGAGATGACCACAGCGATAGACCGCTTTCGTGACTGGTCCTCTATGGAGGCGGGTATCTACCTACCCTCACCCGATGAGGACGCACTTATCGGGGCAATGGAGAGAGAGGTAGAAGAGAACAAACGCTGGATATAGAGATTATGCAATACTCACTCCGCCCCTATCAGCAACAAGCCTCCGACTCTGCCGTCCGCTACCTCGAGAACAAGGCGGTGACCAAGGGCGCAGGGCTTATCGTCCTGCCGACGGGGTCGGGCAAGAGCTTAGTGATTGCTGACATCGTCAACCGCTTAGACGACCACGTACTTATTCTCCAACCCTCAAAAGAGATCCTCGAGCAGAACTTTCAGAAGCTGGTATCCTACGGGCATATCTTCTGCTCCATCTACTCTGCCAGCTGTGGCAAGAAGCGCATCAGTAAAGCCACCTTCGCCACTATCGGCAGCGTGTACAAGAAGCCCGAAGCCTTCCGACACTTCCAATACGTGATAGTGGACGAGGCGCACCTTGTCAATGAAAGCCCCGACAGCATGTATATGCAGTTCTTCAAGGCTCTCGGAGGCGTGCGATGCGTCGGGCTGACCGCCACCCCCTACCGCCTTTACAGCACCTCGGATGGGCAGGGAAACTTCGGCTCAATGCTTCGTTTCCTCACCCGTCTGCAAGGGCGCTTCTTCACCACGATACTCCACTCCACAGAGGTAGGCGAGCTTCTCCACGCTGGCTACCTCGCCAAGACGAACTACTACGCCGTAGACACGATACAGATAGACCGCCTCAAGGTCAATAGCACAGGGCAGGGCTACACCGACAAGAGCGTGCGAGACGAATACAGGCGGGTGGGCTTCTCGGGTAAGCTCGCCAACGTGGTAGAGCGCCTCCTATACAACGCCCAGGTGCCACGCAGGGGCATCCTCGTCTTCACGCAGTTCATCGAGGAGAGCGAAGAGCTGATACAGCACTTCCCCGACATCTCTGCGATAGTGACGGGCAAGACCCCGAAGGAGAAGCGTGAGCGCATCCTTGCGGACTTCAAGGCAGGCAAGCTCAAGGTGGTAGCCAACGTAGGCACACTCACCACGGGGTTTGACTACCCCGAGCTTGATACGATTGTGGTAGCCCGCCCTACCCGCTCCCTCTCCCTATGGTATCAGATTGTCGGCAGAGCGATACGCCCCCACGCCAGCAAGGATGCTTCGTGGGTGGTAGACCTCTGTGGCACGTACCGCCTCTTCGGCAAGGTAGAGGACTTAGAGATGGTAGATACCTCCCCCGACCACAGAGGTCTGTGGCAGATCCGCTCCAACGGCAGACCCCTGACGAATGTACTTATCCCAGCGAACTAAATAGACGAATGAATATTGCAGATCTAACTACGGATGAGCGAAGAGTACACCAGCTCACCGCTATGAACAGAGCCAAAGAAGCTCTCGCAGAAGCACACAACACGCACCCCAGCAATTGGCTCACGGGGCGAGAGGCTTGTAAGCTTCTCGGAGTCTCAATGCCCACCCTTCTCAAGGGTCGGGCAATGGGCAAGTACCAATTCGTACACTACAACCGCTCACGCTACTACTATGACAGACGCAGTCTTGAAGCAGTCCTTGGAGCAGAGGGTGCTGGAGTCGATACGTACGAGGCTTGACGAACTCCAGCGGGCGAAGAGAATACCCCTCATCGTCCGCAAAGAGGAGATCCCCGAGGTGGTAGGCTTGTCCTTCCGAGAGGTTAGAACAGCGTTGGTCGCTCTCGTGAATTCTGGGCAGATACGCTTCGGCAGGACTATCAGCAGTCAGTACTTCACACTCCCAGACCTATGAAGCTCACCAAGGACGAAGTCGCCCTACTTGACAAAGACCCGAAGGGCTTACTCGTCCGAGCTTACAGACAACACTTCCCCGAGATGAGCACCCGAGAGGTGGCAAAAAGAGTAGGGCTATCAAAGACACAAGTACACCGAATTTTGGCGGGCGATGGGACACCCAATGGGACACCC